CTCCAGCTCGTTAGTATTTGGATGTCAAAAGATGCGGTTAAAAGTGTCCCACTCTGTACCTCTAGTAGAGATGGAGCGCTCATAGCTGCAATATTCATTACGATCGTAGAGGCCGCTAGTTTGTTAAATACGGCCAAGGCTACGGTTTCGATACCTGCTAAATTCCCTTGGTTATCTAGCATAGGCACATTAAAAATAATCTTAAAATTGGCCATAGGTGAGATGCCTACGTTTGTATTATTGGTAGGTGTTATGTATGGATCGTTAGGCGCCACGATTACAGAGTTAGCCGTAACAGTCGGTGGTGGAAAGCTATAGGTATTCCATACGTTCGGATTAGCTAAAGCGGCAGCTAGTGAGGCTCGTAGCGTGGTAATCGGCGCTGGCATTTATCCGCACATCGTTCCGGGATTTGTGTATCCGGCGATGAGCCCTCTAATTTTGCCGATCATGCTGTTACCGAGGCGATACGGGCTCGGGCTAAAACCATCGATAGTTACGCCGCCTGTCTGTGAGACTTGGCGAGCTTGAAAAATATCAGTAGCCAAGATCATCGCGGCCTCACGTACGGCCGGGGTAGTGGCATAAGAGTTAGTCTTTGTATCTGCTCCTACAGCTGAGCCGTAAGGTAATACGCGAGTAAAATTAGCATTGGCAGCGGTCTTAGCGAATTGGATAAAGCTGTATCCCTTAGGCCAATTAAACGCATAAGTGTTAAACGCTATTGAGGGAAACTGAGTAGCCGTGCCGGCTGTCCACGGGATCGTGCCCGTAATTGTGTAAGTGCCGTTAAAAGTTGAGCCGCACCCACTCAAGGTTACAGAGTCGCCAGTACTAAAGATTGCAGTATTAGCAACCATTACAGTAGCTACGTTATTTTGTAAAGCTGTACCTACAACCGGGGCTGAGTCAAACCATAAAAATTGGTTGAGTAAATCTTGAGCAGCCTGACAGCACGTCTCTACGATATCTGAGCTGTACAGATTTTCGATCCCTAGGTTAGCTCTTAGCTCTGCCTCGGTGACGTATGTAGCTGGCACTTGTTTACTCCTCTACTTACTAGGGCCGGTAGGGCTCAAAGGGCTAAGAGCCCTACCGACTATTAGTTGTTTGGTTTAGTTAAGATTAAACTTAACAATACCCTTAGGCATCTTGGCGATAGTTGCCATGTAGCCGTAAATTGCTACCTGTACTTGTAGGTTTGAGACTACATTTACAGACATATATGCGGTAGGTGATTGATAAACAGTAAAGGCCTCAGGTGCAAGGATCACAGCTGAGTCGTCAATAGTTGTAGTAGCTGTGAAATTCTTGTCCACATACAAATCGAGTCCTAGTACGTTTCCGCGAATTGATCCCGGCTGCACTAGACCGCCTGCGTTCATTGGCTGAGATGCTGAGTAAATTGGTCGCCCTGTTGTATCAGTAGCACCCATAAGTAGCTGCCATTGTGATCCGTTAGCAATGTAGTTATTAGCAAAATAGCCTGTAGCTTCGTAAACCTTACGAGCTGAGTCTGAGGCAAACTCAATAATACCGGCTGAGTCTGCATCGCATCCTGAGCTGTACTGACCAGCTGCAATAAGAGCCGCTAGTACTGTTGTATCTAGTGTTTTTAGGTAAGCATTTTGTAGCTGATTTGTAAGCTCTGAGTAGAAATTAGGATCTGAGCGCTCAAGAAGCTCTACGCTGATCGTATTCATACCGGCGTACTTAGATACGGTGCCAGTTAGATAAGCTGTTTCCATACCGGTATTTTGTACAGCGCCGGCTTCAAGCTCAACAGTTACAACAGGTGCTACGCCTGTACCGCCTCCGGCTGAGGTAACGAGTGAGGGCACATTGATCGTCATCCCAGTACCCGGCAAAACGCCACGGCTACAAGCATCGATAGCAGGTGTACCGAAACGTGTATTAGTTGGAAACTCTGATAGGTACTGTGTAGGTGAAAATGCAGGGTTTGTGCTAAAGCTGTCATCGGCAGCTGTTACGTAAAGCTTTGAGTCCTCGTTACCGAGAGCTGCTTTAATCTTATGCTCTGTATAAGCACCCATTGAGGTAATTGGTGTACGCACTCTTTGAGAGTCCAGTACAGATGGACGGATAATCTTACGAGCGGCTTCGACTTTTTCAGCCTCGGCCGGTGCATCTACCGGAGTTTCCTCCGGTGTATTTTCTGGGGCTGTAGTCACAGCTTCCTCGCTTTCGGTTTCTGTTTCTGTTTCGACCTCTACGATTGTCGTAGAGATAGTTGTAGTTTTTTCTTTTGTACTTGTAGCTGCCTCAAGCGCTGCTCGAGCGGCTGCAATATCAGTTACGGATGCGCTTGAAAAGGCCGCACTCTCTACGAGGCTTACCTCTTTGAGGACCGCCGCCGTAACGAGCAGGTAGTCACCCATTGGCTTAGAGGCCGTTACATCGACCCCTACGGATAAGCCGCTTACTAGGTTTTCCTGCGCTAGTACGAGTGCATCTTGTCCTCGAGTGCTACTCGAAAGCTTAAAGGATCCGTATACGCCCTCTGTAGAGTCACTAAAAGAAATCGCGCGACCTACAGGCTTATCCTGTTGATGCTGCATTAGTAACTTAATATTTGTTGCCTCAGCGTAAGTAATTGATCCGCGCTCAAACATAACCGGGCCTGCGCTTGTATGTCCGATCTCGTTATACGGCGCGACAAGGCCTGACACTATGCGGCGCTCTGTATCGGCTGCCTGAATTTCTTGGCTAAACGTTAGTAGCACTTGTATCTCCTAGCGGTGTTAGTTGCTCCATTTGTCGGGCTTGATTTACATCGATTAAATCTAGGCTTAACATCTTTTCAATAATATCTAAACGCTCTCGTGCATCTGCACGTAGAAAAGAGTCATCGACAGCGAAACGTACTTGATTAGCTGAGTTAGTTATATCGTTCATAGATAAACGATCTTCAATAGCACAAATGTACGGCTGTAGTGTGTACGCCATAAATTCCTTACGACCGTCTAAAATATTTTGATATGTCATTGAGTTATTCATATCGGCCGAGATGTAATACGCCGGTACGTTCATGGAGCGCGCGATCTCTGTAGCAAGGTACTGTGAGAAGTCTACGTAGCCCATATCTTTAGGACTAAAGCCAATATTTTCTACGCTAAGAGTCGAGGTTAAGTACGCCGTACTACGCGAGGCACGGCTAGATTTCCATGCAGCTAATAAACCTTGTACTTGAGCCTCAGGTAAATCCGCGCCATTATTTTTTAATACAGTTGTCGCCATTGGCGTATTAGCACTTACCGCCGCTGCTTTTTGTACATCGAAAGCCGCTTTAATAGTCGTGCCAGCTGTATCTAATACTCCAGGAGTTAAACCTTGAAAGGTTACAAGAGATCCAATACCGCCCATAGGTACTTTAATACCATCGACAAAATAATCCTCGATCTCTGTACCGTATTTATTTGTAGTGTAAGTAACGCGATTATTAGCTACCCACTCAAAGCCGGATGGTCGTCCATCATCGGCATACAAAGATGTAACACGCCAATAAGCGGTGCCGTAAAATATTAAACTATCAACAGTTGCAGCGATAGTAACGCTACGAGGTTGCCGTAAATCAGGTTGCTCTAACCAAACAGGCGATCCTAATTTTTCTCCAGTTGATTTTTTGTAAAGTGCTAAATCAATACCCGATATAACTCCGGCAATTAAATTACGACAGCGGCTAACACTTGCTACCTGTAAAGCAAAATTACGATCTATACCGCTTGTGTTATATCCGTACGTAGAGCCGGTGTTAAACGATCCATAACCGTAATTAGTACTCATTACGGCAGGTGCATACTGAGCCTCGATAGTTGGCTTTTCAGCTGACTTAAACCCTAGAGTTTGGAGTATTCCCATGGAGGTAATTTTCTCAAAATGTCAAGCACAAAATCAGTTATTAGGCGGCGTGTCTAACTATAAACTTTAGCCTCGCCCATCGGTTGAGTAAGGATATGTACCACCATACTTAGGCCGATAGCTATATCTACGGGGCCGGCAGATTTACGCCGCACGATACGCCAACTATCCGGCGACTCTTTAGCCGCACAATTAGACATATGAGTTACGAGCTCATCTTGCCCCGAGTGCACGAGCCTTTTGTTAGCTAGGCACTCGTAGAGATCGCCTGAGGCCTGATAACCTTTTTGCCCGGATATGTCTGTTAGCTGTAATCCATTAGCCTCGAGCCTTTTGGCTATAGAGGCTGTTGTGTACTTGTCGTAAGCGATTTGTCTTGGGTAATAGATCTTGGCCCACTTGGCTATTGCATTAGCTACAAAAAGCTCATCGATAGATACATCACTATGAAAAGTCTCTAGTACCGCGACCCCTATACGGCCATCCTCGAGCATTTGGCCCATAGTAAGCGATCCATCGCGGCGTGACGGTGACACGTCAAAGGCGAATATAGTAAGAGGCCCCGGTGACATTTTTAGATTTTTATCGCCTGCATCCTCTACGGCCATATGCGGCCAAGGTGATTGGGAACTACTTAACCATTGACACAGTAACTCGGTTTTTGTAGTTTCTACAGATTGAGTTGCCACCGCCTCCTCGAGCGCCTCCTCAGTTACCGTATATCCGAGGGCCGGATTAGCCATAGCCCACGCATCTCGGTCTGTAATTTTAGCGAATTGGGGAGCTGAGTACTCATAAAAGCCAAAGCTCTTAGGAGGAAAACTAAGGGCCCTCTCGCGTAGAGAATTGAGCACGGTGCTAAACGAGTCTCCGCTATTGCTGCACAAAAGTGTTTGGGCATTGGGCTTAGCACGTGTAGTAGGAGTTGCAGCTCTAAACCCCTCCTCTGAGATTTCGCGTACTTCATCCACGAATAACAGGGAGGCTGACCTGCCTCTACTGCCGTCCCTAGTTGCCGCGACTACATCGAGGCGGTGCCCATTTTTAAGCTCTATAGACTCGGTGCCGTTGGCATACCGGATTTGTTTAACCTGTTTACGCATACCGTCATTATTCTCAATAGCGTAAGCGACCTGCCTAAAGGTGTCTAAGGCCATCGATCTATTAGAGCTCATAATAAGCACGTTAGGCGAGTCAAATAAAAACATATGGCCCAGCATCATCATGCGAGCAAGATGCGTTTTACCTTGCTGCCTAGCTACGAGTAACAGATTTGTCTTACGAATAAACATATTATTTTCGTCTACCGTGCACATATCGTTAATTACAAACTCTTGCCACGGCAAAAGCGGTATGCCTATCGAGTCTGCAAGCTGGGCAATCTCAACGCCGCGAGATTTACCCTTGAGGTATGGACTATGCAAGCGAGGCTCTGTAGCCCCCGTACGAGGCTTTTTATTTTGGCTCATACTCCTACTAATTCTGCTCGGGTTGGCCCGTGCATGGACCGGCTAGGACCGTACCGGTGGTACTCGGGGAGAGAATGCCCGGAAAGGCAGGGGGGGTAGAATTGGACGCTAAAAAAACGCCCTGTGAGCGTGATCCCTTTGAGCTATTACAGCGCTTACAACAGGCCACCATATTCTCAAGAGCTATTGGATCTCCTCCGCTTTTGATAGGCACAATATGATCGACAGTATTAGCATCCTGCCCACAGTACACACAGATATAACCATCCCTAGCTAGGACTATTACTCGCTGTTTCTTGTACTTATTGCTTACACGTGGATCCTGAGTACCTCTTACCATCAGTAATGGCCTCGCTTAGTGTGGTAATCCAAGGCTTTGCACGGTGTTTTATGTCTATGGACTATGTACTTAATACCTAGATCTATCTGCTTAAACGGATCACGCTCTTTCATATTAAGTAATTGAGGTATGCCATATGCAGAGCTCTTAGGGTTATCAGCTCGTGGATCCCATCGTGACTCTCTATTCCATAGCAATTCAAGGCATCTATATTGCTTGGCATTAAGTAGCTTTATATGAGCATATAGCTTGTAGGTTTCTTTATCTCTGTGTGTACTTACCGCACTTGCATCTGTTGTATTGCCAAATACAAATAGACCGGCCAATAGCACCAAGCATCGCTTGCGAGCTATCCGCCTCAGCGGCTCGCCCACGAGCATGGAGCGTATCGAGTAAGTCAAATACATACAATAGTTAAGCGTACCCTTGAGCGTGTCCCACAGGTTTTTAACACCTGTGTATAACTGTTGTGGATAACTCATAACATAATCCAAGGTACGCGCTTATTAGCTATATCGCAATAATTACGGCTTAGCTCACTACCTACGTAATGGCGTTTATTTAATATAGCCATTTTAGCCGTCGTACCGCTGCCCATAAAGGGATCGTAAACTAAATCGCCCTCGTTACTCCACGTTAATATATGGTCCTGAGCTAACTCCTCAGGATAAGGAGCAGGGTGCCCCGTGCTATTAAGCGAGGTTATATAGCGCCATATATTGCCTCTCACGCCAAACTCCGAAACAGGTTTAGAGTTATTGCCTGAATAATCCATAGACCCAGCCCATTTATTAGGTTTATCGCATATAAGGTTAGCGGTTATCTTGCCTTTAGCAAAGATAAACATATACTCGAATAGCTGCGTATATCGGTTTGAGTCGGGTCTAGCTGAAAATGTACTCGAGTTTTTTTGGTAAATCATTGTATCGTGCAGCTTAAAGCCCAAGCTCATAAAGTATAAGGCTTGCTTAAAGCTTGTACCTGACTCACTACCGTTTTTAGTGGCATCGCCCACCACCCAAACGATAACGCCGCCCTCTTTTGTAACTCTGTAAAGCTCTTGAGCGATAAGCTCAAAGTCAAAGACATATCCCTCGTAATCGCGTAAATCATCATACGGCGGTGATGTGACTATTAAATCGATTACGCCATCATCCATTTTACGCATCGTATCGAGGCAATTTTCGTTATAAATAACATCTTTATTAAGCATCTTTAACGTCCTCCATTATGACTATACCCATTACGCATCTTTACCCCATTGAGTAGCCATCGCCCGAGCGATACCAGGGAAAGTTTTAGACCTAACTTTAGAGCGCTCACTTGGCGGTAATTTCCAGGCATCGGCATACCATTTAGGCATAGTTGTACCGCTTGCGTAAGTAACTTGCTCGCCCATATCGACCATTTCAGTAGCTTGTAATTTAGGTAGACCCTTTAACCATAGGCACGTACTTTTACGATAAGGGTCACCAAACCAATAAGGCTGAATAATCTGATCGGGTTTACGATAAAGCGTAGACATAATGCCTACAGGGTTTTCTATAGCTATTCGAGGTGTCTTTAGATTAGTGAATAAATTAAAGAAATCTATACCTTGTTGCTGCCTACCATCGGCTCGTTTAGCCTCAAACCAAGCAGCTCCCGAGCTTGCTAAGTGTGTACATGGAGGAAAGGCGATAATTAAATCCCAATTCTCATAAAGTACGGTTTTTATGTCATCCTGAATATGCCACTCAGGGTTTATCCCACTTGTAGGTAAAATATCGCAGCTATACGCCTCGTGACCTAGAGCTCTAAACTCTCGAGTAACGGCTTGGCTTTCCTCACAAGCTAGTAAAATCCTCATTTTAAATCCTCTAACATCACTACGCCCATAACCCCACACTTAACGCATTGAAGCGTTTTGACATACGGCGGTAAGTTTTCTGTTACTACGCGCTCTATATGCTCTGTTATTTTGCCGCATAATCGGCACTTAGTTTTATACGCCATAGTTAGACCTCTTTAGGTATTGCATCTCAAATAGATTAGATCGAGGCACCCAATAGTTATTCTGATACGGATGTTTATATTTAGGCACCTTGGCCATATGCACCGGCATCCATCCCAATAAAATATAACAAGGGCTAAAGCCTGTAACTAATATAGCTACATCGTTAGGCCTGCCCGGGCCTCTATTTTGTAGGATTAAGTGCCCGTTAGCGTGTTTCGTCCACTTCACCTCGATATTCTCGCCTACATCGGCCGTATCGTGGCCGTTATCTATTGCAGGCTTAAAGGCAAAATCGCCATAGTAAAGAGCCACAGCTATCTCAGCTCCTACAGACTCCGACTCCTGCCATACAAGCTCATGCCAGTTATTGTATTTTTGCCCGTAGTTACTTGCATCGGTCGGATCTGCATTACGTATAATTGTGCGCTCAAGGCCTACTCGGTGGGCCGTAATCTCCTGCGACCTATCGAGTATTACCTTGGCTACGCTCGACACTCGGCACACAGCCACGTAACGACCTCAAGGCCTACATCTCGTATCGTTAGGCCTCCTAATTTACTTACCCACTCGCCACAGTAATCACACTTATCCAGCTCAGTAACACTTGTAGAGCCGTCATCGTGGATAGTTGTAGCTAATCCGCCTTTAATAAAGGTGAGCTCGCCCATCTTTATACCTGAGGTTTCCAGCCGGTGCTAGTCATTACCTGCCACACCGGATTGCATTGATTAGCTCGGATCCGCTCGGTGCACTTGTATGCGGCCCACGGCTTGCCCGTTGCTTTAGCCGTACCCTCGGCCCAAACCATCGTGCCATGAGAGCAGCGAGGAGTCTCAGCTACAAGCTCACCGCCTAGTTGTGTACTGATATCTAATACAGCTGTAGCCATAGTCGCCATATCCTCGATTGAGGCCTTAGTACTCCACGGATCAGAGCTTGTAGGTAAAGTCTCTACCTTTTGCATATCTTGTACCGTAGGCCTTGATGAGTGCTCAAGGCTTGGCGTTAATAGGCCTATGCAGCGGCCATAGCTGCTCGTGATCGTGTCCTCAACCATCCACTTACGCATATTTTGAGGGTATGTAGCTACGTTACCAAAAGCATAATCAATAGCACTTGGCAGCGTATCCTCGTATTCACGATAAGCCTCAGCTCTTACGAGGATCGTGCCTTTCTCGATATCAAAGCTCTCGATATAGGCCACTAGTCGGCCGGATGGAAACTCAGCTCTAAAGCGCTTAATACGTGCGTTTACATCCTCATAATTATCTAAAAACCCCATTAGATTAGCTCCTTGTCTTTCAGAGCTTGAGCAATAGCGCGGCCTCTAATAAAGCCCTCGCCGTGCCCGTGCTTAAAACCTACAGAGTAACCGATTACCATAAACATAAAGCCTAGAGCACACGCACCTAGACCTATCAAGATATCTAAACTATTCATTATTTCGCCCTTTGTTAAGGCCGATCAAGCTACTAACCGAGTAGCCCTCTCAGCGTTTGTAGTATCAGTATGGGGCCTGCTTGTCAGATTACAAAGCATCGTGTCGCTTGGCGTGTCGCTACTTGGCTAGGCGATCCTCTAACAGGATCTCGTAGATACGATCCACTCGCGCCTCGATACGCTCGACTCGGCCCGCTAAATTGTGGCCGCCGTTATTATCGTGCTTCAATTCTGATAGATAAAATTTAACTAAATGCCGGATGAGCCCAGCCCCTAACCCCAAAATAGTAGTTACCCCCAAGGCAATACCGATTAGGAGCTGAGCTCTTTCCACTACTTAGCGCCTACGCCTAATTGCTTCTCCGACGGTTGTAACGCTTTTAGTAATGGCCCGATTAGCCCAGCGATAAACGCATTAGCTAATACTTTAGGGTCGGTAATACCGGATAGGTACAAGGCACCTACACAGCTCAGAGCAGCTCTCATATACGAGACAGCTGCGGCTTTTGCTTGCTCTTTCATTGTCGTGCTCCTAAATGCCCCTTAGGATTTGTCTTACTGTAAACCTAAACTAGCAATTAAAGCTTTAGCCTTGGCCGGTGATACCTCTACCTCAAAGTGCATCTCATCTTTACGGTTAATATAATCGCCGCCCCATTTTAGCCCGTACTTTTTAGCAAGCGCACGGATCATAGGTACCTGCTCGGCTGGGAAAGTACCTACCTTGCCAAGAGGATGCTTAGTAGCGTTTAGGTCTATGGCTGTACCGCTTGAGTGGTTAGATAATTTTGTAGCATCGCCCCTAACCATCCTGTAGGCATAGCCCCAATCGTCAAAAGTGCCCTCGTCTATCGGCTCGATTAGCTCGTGAAACTCTGCAGCAAAAGCGGCTAGTAACGGGCCCACGCTACTAGCACACTTGAGCTTACGATCCGTACCTCTTACAAGGTAGGACTTTATATTTATCTCGTCCGGATCTTTTGAGGCCGGATAGCCGTTATAGCTAGTTTCCAATTGGAGCGATCGGTAATTCTATTTTACGAGGATCAGAATTACTTACAGGTAAATCGCGTAACGCTTGACGGTAAGTTGCCCATGCTGATTTGTCGGCCGTTGAGTCTGCTATCTGTGTCCAATCAGTACGCACTAATTCAGTATTGCGCCAACTACGCATACGCGCTAAATAAAGCTCATCTGAAACTTCGTCATCATTTCCTAAAATAGAAACAAACTTTGCCATTTATGCCACCTCATAAGTAATTGTGCCAGCCAAAACCGCGCCATTTGCGCCCGGGTATGTTAATTGTGGGAAAGTTAGACCAATTTTTGTTGTTGAAACAAGATAAGCGTTTCCAGCAAAACCAGTAACACCATTGTCCCTAAAAGTTCCTGCACCAAAAGATCCCGCACCTCTACCAGTAAAAGGTAATGTCACCTCAATAGACCCCGCACCCGTACCATTGGTTGTAATCGTGGCAATGTAATTAAAAATACAAAGTTTGCCAATTCGAGTATAATAGCCTTGTCCCGTCATCGTAAAACCCGTACCAGTATTAGGCGTAACTGTTGGCGTAAAACTTGTCCATGCTGCATTATTCCAAAGTATACCGGTTGATTGTGCTGAGTCTGCTTGTAAGAAAGAAAAATTAGTGCCAACGGCTAAACGTGCCGGCGTATCATTAGCCGTAGCTGCAATTAAATCGCCTTTAGCATCGACTATAGAATTTTGGATTGCGTTAGCATCATCGGTAGTAACCCAAACAAAATCCATATCGGTGTTAGTGGTTTTACTTAGTACTTGTCCCGTAGTGCCGCCTTTGAGATCAAGCAACGAGGCATCGATCGAGTCGCCAAGGGCCTCGATAGCCGTAGCTCCATCCTTAACTAGGTCGGTACTCGTAGGTACCGGCCATCCAAAATTAGGCGTAGTAGTTGCCATTACGTTAAACCTCCAAATGCGTTTTCCCATATAAGTGTAGCGTTTACACCTGTCCAAATTAAGTTAGCCGGGCTCACCGTGTCCCATTGAGGCGCTACGAGTGAGAAATCTGTAGGGCTCAGCGTTAGCGTTATATCCACATAGTTAGGAGTAGCTCTAATAGCAAAGCCCTCGACAAAGCCGTTAAAAGAGCCGTTAAACATATTGATCGGCAGATCGTTAATTACCACAGGCTCACCAAAAAAGATATCAATAAGTTTATTACGCTCAGCATCGGGTAAAGCCGGGCTATCTAATCTAAAAGTAAGGGCCTGTAATTGGCTGCGAGGGATGGCGCGTAGGCCTAGCTCACGGGTCATAAGGGTATTTACATCGGCAAGGTTATGCAGGTTAGAGCTAACGCTCCGCTGATAGCGCCCGTAATTAGCGATTGAGTCCGGGTCTGAGTCTGTAGCCTGATTGGCGTAGTTATTGCCATAGTTAAATACAAGCGAATTACGGATCTTGCCTATCTGTAAGATTGATTTGACACTAGAGGGAGTAGCGTAATTAGCTGAGATAGTTGTATATCCATTAACTGACAAATACTGAGTACGGTGATCCGTATCGGCATAACAAACACGCCCAGCCTTATCCTCATATATCTGCCCTAACGCGCTTTGTGCAATTTGAGCGCATAGGTTATAGCTGCTAAAAGGATCGGCGCTACGAGCGATCATCTCATAGAGCCCAGGAGTATCAATCTCGCCTAGTCCTACGTTTTCTGCATTGGCCCACGTAGTCGTTGGATCGTAGTTATACCATTGTAAAGCCGGAGCTACCTCAAACCATGAATTTATAAGCAGCTCGTTAAGTATGTCGAATATCTGATCTCCATCGGTATCCTTGGCCAAGGCATCGGGAAAGAGAGCTTTAGTTAATTTAGCTAAGGATCCTACTGCCAATATATTACCGATCGTTATAAATCCTAATTCCTCAGGAGAGCGTACAGAAATACCAAAATCTGAAACGGTGCCGCCAAACACGGGCACGTAAGTACCACCGCTATCTTTTAGTTCAAGGGTAAGAGCATCGGTAACGTCAATATCAAAGGCCGAGTTATTTGTATTGACGATCTCCATACGCGCATATCCGGCGTTGCATTGAAGATCGATATCGTCTCGACCTGTTGCCATATTTACCGTTAGTACATTGTCATAAACGGTAGTACCTACGGTAATACGCCACTCGGGTAGCCACGTACTCACTCTATGTACAGCCCTGATCCGCGATTTGTAGAGGTACCTCGATATGAAGATTGATTTAGAAGATCCTCAATAGCTCTCGCAATAGCTTCAGGATCTCCGACACCTGTATTGATAGTGATTGTAAAATTTTGGTCAAAAGCACCCGGGCCACCGATACCGTTATTACCATCCGGAATTAAAGAGTTAATCTCTGCCTGTTGAAAACTACCTAAGCTGCCGGGTAATAAATTATTTTCACCTAAAATAGCGTTAGCCGCTGCGGCTGCGGCTGCTGCTTCGGCAGATGCGGCAGCATTTTTTATAGTAAGTGCATCGATTTCAGCTTTAAGAGCTGCCTCAATTTCGGCAAGAGCAGCCTCGGCATCAGCGGCTATTTTGGCGGCAGCTGCGGCAGATGCGGCTAGGGCTTCGGTGTTGGCAGCGTTAGCGGCTGCGGCTGCATCTTTAGCCGCTTTGTCTGCCGCTGCGGCATCGGCCTTAGTTTTTGCTAATTCTGCAAGCGCCGCTGTTAGGGCAGGATCTCCACCCGGGATAGTTGCACCCGTTGAGCTCGTAAAGCCGGGTACTTTAATAGTGCCTAGTAAATTTATGTAGGCTTGTAAAGCTTTTAGCCTTGCATCATCGGCGACCTTTTGTGCAGCTGCCACCGTGTCAATAGATTTTATTTGGAATGTCTCTAATAAGGTAGCGGCTGTTATAGCCGCTGCATCAGTTTTACTCATAGATGCAAGGCGAGCGATCTCTGTAAGTTGTATTTGTACGCGCTCGTTATAGCTTGCTGCATCGGCTAACGTGCCAGCCGCGGTAATCGCGGCGTTATATTTAGTAAAGGCGAGTTGCCGCGCGGCCTCTTTATCGGCCTCTGCCATCTTGCTCGAGTTAATAGCTGATAACTCTGTAAGTAGTTGAGTGTTAATAGCCTCTAAGGTTGCAGAGCTAATAGTTTTAACGCCGGCTAGTTTTTGTAAATCTGCGTTTTTCTGAAATGCTGCAAGCTCGCCGATACGAGCAAGGGCTGTAGCGCCATCCTCCTCCTCAATGGCCATAAGTGCCTCAAGGCGTAAGCGTGTCTCTTTGTCATAGGTTGCCTGTAGTGCAGCGGCAATAGAGATGCGAGTAGTGTCAAATACGGCAGCTGCCTTAGATAACGAAAGTTTATTCTTTTCGGCTAACTGGGCTTTTTTCTGTAAAGCTATTAATTCTTTTTGACGTGCTAAGGCCAATTTATCCATTTTGGATTTTTCAATATTAAGTTGCATATTCTTAATATCGGTTGGGACTCCCTGAGGGAAACCACCTTGCCGGCCTTTTAATATATCCACTAAATCACGAGCTCGGCCTATAGAAAGAGCGCCTAACCTACCTTTTATAGCGCCTTTTATATTGTCTAAGACTCCAGCACCCGGTATCCCGGCAAATAGATCACCTAAATCTTTACTTAATACTGCTACGTTAGTGATAAGTCCCGACATAGAGTCGGCTGCGCTATCGACTTTATCAATGAGTTTATCGATACCGCCAGAGGAGATGCTAAGAGCTGATACGAGAGATTGGCCTATCTGCTCACTAGCTTGCTCAGCTGCGATCTTAAGGCGATTGAGTGAGCCTTGATATGAGTCCGCTGCGTTTTTAGATTGTCCGGCGTATTGAGTTGCTATTAGCTTTTCAATTTCTAAATAAGATTTACTAGATAACTCAGCTTTTGTTAAACCTAGATTTAATTGCTGTAGTCCCTTGTAGTTACCTACATAAGCTTGGCTAAGGATTTTTGTAGCTGAGCCTAAATCGAGTCCGGTGCCGGCACTTACATCCATTGCCGTATTAAGCATAGATTGAGCGATAGTTGTGGATTTAGTTATCTGAGCCAATTCGATAAAAGAGGGCTGTAAAATATCTCGGTTAATACCTGTTGCTTTTTCAATGGAATCTAAATAGCCCTCTGTTTCAGCTGTGGCATATGAGTAGCCAATATTACGTAGAGCCTGATCTAAGCGCTTAGCCTCGGCTATCTGCTCACCATATGCTGCCAAGGCTTTTTTACTATACGCCAATAGTGCAGCGGCGCTAAAAGTAACGCCTAAAGTACGGCCTAAATTTTTTACCGTCTTATCAAACTTACCAATTTGGCCCGAGGCCTTTGATAAAGCTTTACCGTTCCACTCAGCTACAGCCGAGACGACTAAATTAGGTAGTGCCATTATGCAGCCTTGCCGTAACGGCCTTGATTAAAGGCGGCAATAGTTTTATTAATTGCCATAACTACAGCATCTTGAGCCTTGCCTCTATCCTCTTTCCACGCTCTAAAAATCATACGGCCGCGCTCGGCTTGCTTTTCACCATACAAAGGCCCCATACGGTTAATAAAGTGAGCACCTGCACCCGGGTTATTAGATCTAGAGTTTGGATCTCCTCCGGGATTTTTACGTCCGGCTGTTTCGTAAATAGATCCGCCAGCTGATTTATTAGCTACGTAGTAAAGCGCTTGCCATCCATTACGGTTTTTTTTGCTTGGAGCCTGTGAGTAATAGATACCTTTAACAGCCTGATCGTGATCGTATAAAGGAAACAAACGTAAACGGCCCTCAGTATTAAACTGTCTAAAAGAGGAATTACGAGCTGTAATCCTGCCGCCGGATGAGCCCTCGGCCCACGCGTAAAGATTATCGGGCTGAGGAGATGGTGCATAGCCTCGAGCCTTATCGCGTAGAGGCACCATTACGGCGCGGATCTCCGCGTTCATCTCTTTAAGTAATTCAGGATCAACCTTACGTAAAGCTTTAACGGTTTCGCGTACGCCGGATATTCTTACTGGCATTTTCCGACTCCTTAGCTTGATCGTTGAGTACTTGTATCAACATCTTAAACATCTCGGTATCTAAATCGAGTATCGCTTGAGGCGCGACCTGCAACCTAATTGCCAGCTGAGCTATTAAATAGGTTACGGTGCCGCGCCCTAAGCTAAAGGCAGATCGTCTAGCACCTCGACCTTAGCCAAGGTATCTAAAAACTCTGCCCCAAACATCGGTACGGTTTCGCCGCTTGTGCGTAAGCACTCCCACGCTAACCAGTACACATCTGATTGCTTCTCGTCATCTCTAAAGGCTTTATGAAAACCTTTTTTTGCGTACAACTCAAAGGCGTACTCAATACGCGGCGATATTTGGTGCTCGCTTACTTCGCCTGTAGCCCTTGTTATTTTGAGTCGTGCCATTTGTTAGCCCCTTTTCTTTTTTATCAGGTAGTAGTAATGATGATTGGTGAGTTACAGGTAAACGTGATCGACTGGCTACTAATATCGCCCACGGCGCCGTTAATGTCGGTCGTATTATTTACAAGCACGGTAGTGCTAAATAAAGGATTGGTTGCTGAGACAGCTGCGCTTGTCTGCTTAAGAGTTAGAGGTACTGTTGTACCCCAAGCCGCTTGAAGCGTAGCGTTTACGTTAGCTGCCGCTGTATCCGATAGGAAGTCTAAAGCCACGGTTGAGGTCTCTAGGCCTTTTGTATATTTTCTAGATGAGTCGCCCATAGCTGTAACTTCCAGCTCCTCAAAAATACGGTTAATCGTTGCGCTAGTGACGTGATCGCTCAGTACTACAGAGTTAAGAGTTACCACGACACCGTTAGACATATAAACTGCCATTTTATTACTCCTCGTTCTTATCTGTTGGTGTGTCTTTTATTTTAGTTTCTTTTTTTGGTGCTTCGGTAATCTGTCCTATCTTGATAAGAAAGGCGATATCCTCGTCGGTTAGGCTCATGCTTAACTCCAGCTCGTTAGTATTTGGATGTCAAAAGATGCGGTTAAAAGTGTCCCACTCTGTACCTCTAGTAGAGATGGAGCGCTCATAGCTGCAATATTCATTACGATCGTAGAGGCCGCTAGTTTATTAAACACGGCCAAGGCTACGGTTTCGATGCCGGCTAAATTGCCTTGATTATCTAGCATAGGCACATTAAAAATAATCTTAAAATTGGCCATAGGTGAGATGCCTACGTTTGTATTATTTGTAGGTGTTATGTATGGATCGTTAGGCGCAACAATTACAGAGTTAGCCGTAATAGTCGGTGGTGGAAAACTGTATGTATTCCATACGTTCGGATTAGCTAGAGCGGCAGCTAGTGAGGCTCTGAGCGTAGTAATCGGCGCTGGCATTTATCCGCACATCGTTCCGGGGTTTGTGTATCCGGCAATAAGCCCTCTGATTTTGCCGATCATGCTGTTACCGAGGCGATAGGGGCTTGGGCTAAATCCATCGATCGTTACGCCGCCTGTCTGTGAGACTTGGCGAGCTTGGAAAATGTCAGTAGCCAAGATCATCGCGGCCTCGCGTACGGCCGGGGTAGTGGCATAAGAGTTAGTCTTTGTATCTGCTCCTACAGCTGAGCCGTAAGGTAGTACGCGAGTAAAATTAGCATTGGCAGCTACCTTAGCAAATTGGATAAAGCTGTAGCCGTTAGGATAATTAAATAAGCGAGTGTTAAAGGCTATAGATGGAAACTGAGTAGTCGTGCCAGCTGTCCACGGGATAGTGCCCGTAATTGTGTAAGTGCCGTTAAAGGTTGAGCCGCACCCACTCAAGGTTACAGAGTCGCCCGTGCTAAAAATTGCAGGGTTAGCGACCATTACAGTAGCTACGTTATTTTGTAGCGCTGTACCTACGATAGGTGCAGAGTCAAACCATAAAAATTGGTTAAGTAAATCTTGAGCAGCCTGACAGCACGTCTCTACGATATCTGAGCTATAAAGATTTTCGATCCCTAGGTTAGCTCTTAGCTCTGCCTCGGTGACGTATGTAGCTGGCACTTATTTACTCCTTTACTTACTAGGGCCGGTAGGGCTCAAAGGGCTAAGAGCCCTACCGACTATTAGTTGTTTGGTTTAGTTAAGATTAAACTTAACAATACCCTTAGGCATCTTGGCGATAGTTGCCATGT